AGGCGTATCATCGAGTACGAGCTACAGCGAAGAAACGTAAAGAAAGATGCGTCGTCAAACGTCGTCGTCAAGGCTGTCGAGACGGAGATTATACTCGACGGGCATGACGTTGATGAAGGCGGCGTATCCTACGGGCTCCCATTCACAGCACGCAATGCGATCAGGGGCATTACCCACCGCAACAGCGACATGCAGAACAGCGCACGCAGGGCAGCATCACGCATGGCGATGCTTGGCGTACCATTTAACGTCGACCCAAGCAGCGACACGTACAAAAAGCTACGCAAAGACGTACGCTCTATTGGCGCGAACCTCTCAAAATCTGAGGACATCGGCCCATCCATACGCACGATCACCGAGTACCTCTACAACTCTCCCGTAATCCCAGTCGCCCAGCGCGACACGCTCCGCCGCGCTGCTGGTCAGATCGGCTATCAGCCAGAAGAAATTATGGCAGAGATCATGCTCGACGATCTGGACAACACACGCAAGAAGTTGGTGCTGCGTGACCTATACGCACTGGACGAAGACTTTGCCTCCAAGGAACTCATCGAGACGCTGCAAGATATTCGTGAACCTATGCACGAAGCCATCGCATTCGTGACGAACGGCTTGATTGCCAGCGAGCCAGCACGCACACGCTTCTCACCCGTCATGGTGTACGGCAACATGAAGGCGGCAGCACGCCAAACCGACCCAACATCTCCAGTCACACGCTTTGTGCGCGAGATGCCAGCCGAGTTTGCTGAAGACTTTGCTGCCGACTACCTGCGCATCACGCGACCAGAGACAATAGCCGAGATGAAATACTTCACAGGCGACGATAATTTTGTCGTGCACTACGTCGGAGTGCAGACCCCAACACTGGGCAGCGGCACGTATGTATATACATCTCCACATACAAAGATGGCGAACATGGCAGGCAGAATGGCAGACGGCGCATCAGAAGACGCGCAAGAAACCATCCTCGAACTCCAGCGCGTACGCTCGCAGATCAACAAAATGCGAGCCTCAAACGTAAACCCCAGCCACATCAATGATATGTTCCTGCTGGAAGAGGCGCTGCGCGATGACCTCGCAAGACTTGGCGTACGCGATATGACGACTACACGCGCCGTCCTGATACGCGACCCACAACCTGCAAAGATGCGCGGCAAGGTGCTTGCAAACGATCCGCTCATCCGTGACGTGATGATGTATCTGAAGTCCAAAGAGGTGGGCCTGAACAACTCACGCGTCGACGGCGTAAATGCAAAGCTGGGCGGCGTGATGCAGCCACGCGTAGTGTATGACATGATGGCGAGCGCCGCAGGCAGCTACCAAAACCTAACACGCGCATTCAAGGAGCTTGGATATACAAGTCTTGAGCTTGATGGACAGAAAGTCATGCTCGATGATGCAAACGTACGCGACCTGCGATCCCCTGCATTTGATGAGCCGCAGACACAGTTCAACGAAACGCAGCCAAGCGATCTACTCCCACATGTTGTAAGCAACATGGAAGAGGCAAATGGCTTGGGCAGCAAGTCTGTTCAGGAAGCGTTGTCCGCACTGGAGATCGGCGGTATGCCGAAGAAAGCGTCGGATGTTATCGGCAAGATGGCAGGTGGAAAGAAGATCACGCCAGAAGACGGGCGTGAGATACGCAAGGTTGCCAAGTTTGGCCTGTCACGTACGAACGCACAGCGCCTCGCACGCGCTGGGCTGAAGCACGTTGCGCGTTTCTTCGAGCCAGAGAACGGCGGCGCAGGTCATTACGAACGGTACGCACTGAGAGCAGGCAGGTTCCTTGGCCCACTTCAGGAAATGATGAAGAAGCTGCCAGACCACGAAGGTTTCTGGAAGCGTTGGTTCCGCAACGGCGTTGGCGAGATGGCGTACGCATACAGCGGCACAGGTACAATAGCCGAGATACTTCGTATCCCACCACCCATGCGGTCTATGCCCAGCATGTCACACCTGAATATTCTGACTGCGCTACGTGACAATCTAAAGGTTGGGCGTCTGTCTGGCGAAGAGCGTCAAATTTTTCAGTACATGAAGAATTACTTTGAAGAAGCACGCAAGCGTCTGGTCGACGCTGGATATGACGTTGGCAACATCAGAAAGAATTACGTGCCACAGGTGTGGCGGCGTGACCTGATCGAAAGCGATATGGATCGCTTTGTTGACCTGCTGACAAAATACTTCATCGCAGAGCATCGGCAGGCAGGCGCAATCCTTGATGCGCAAACAGCACAAGAGAAGGCACTGCGCGTTGCTCACAAACTCGCCAGCGACGACGGCGTTCCTATCGGTGAGCCGTACGCATTCAACGCATCGGGCGAACGTGGTGTGGACAACATCGACTACGGTCGGCTTATCAGGCTGGATGAAAGCTGGGCGTCAGACTTTACAGACCCACGTAATCCATCAATGAACCTTGGTCAGTTCCTTGAGAACGATCTTATGGTCATCGCAGCCAAATATTCTGACGCAGTAGAGCAGCGCCTCGACATCGCAGAAAGCTTTGGCGCAGGCGGCTTCGGATACAATGACTACCTTGTCGTACTCAAGCAGGGCATCGAAGGTGTTGCTGATCTTCTGTCATCCGACAAGGTTTTGACAAAAGACTACAAACTGTTCGTTGATCCAAACTCACAAGGCGATGGCATAGGTGGTCAGGGTGCCACAGCCACATTTAAGACTGAGTTGTTCAGAGCGCCGTTCAAAAAGAGAGAAGCTGCCGTCATCAAGGCAAGGGAGCTTGCAGAGATGGCGAACCAAGGGCGTACGCAAGAAGAAATCACGCAGCGCATTATGGACTTGATACCTGCTGGTGAGAATGGCGCTGACAACTTCCGTAAAAATTTCTACCACCGAGCCAAAGCGATAGCGGCTGCACTCTCCGACACGGACGGCCTCGACGCGTCAAGCAACGCCATGCAGAAGAGCAATCAGCACATGGTCTCACAGGCGGCTGATATGTTCCGCGCTGTAAACAGGCAGGGCATCGGCAACTTGGGTGATGGCTGGCAGAAGACATCGTCTTGGCTGCGCTCATTCAACAGCGTCACACTCCTTCCGTTCGTCACGCTGTCATCACTTGGCGACATCATGCTGCCCCTAATACGCAGCGGCAACCTCTCGTCTACGGCAGAAGCGTACAGGAAGTTCATGGCAAACCCCGTATCAGGCAACGAGTACCGTGAGATGATCCGCAACATCGGAGCCACCACGCAGAACATCGTACAGGAGCGTATGACGCGAGCGTTTGGTATGGACAACACACGCTTCGCGAACGGCTTCTTCACGGCGATTGGACTGACAGACTGGACGAACATGATGCGAGATGTTTCGGCAGCCGCTGGATACGAGTGGTTCGTGACCAATCAGAAGCTTGCGTACATGCACCCGAACACACGTGACGGACGTCAAGCAAAGCGCATCCTCGATAGCTATGGGCTGTCTGATCTGTACAAGAACCCATCCAAAAACGTGGAGCATATTATACGCAGCGGTCGAACGGTTGACCCCGACCCCATGTACTTCACCGTGGCTGGCGCAATCCACAAGTTCACGAACGAAACAATCTTCACTCCGAACCCGAACGACATTCCGTTGTGGGCCCAGAACCCAATCGGGCAGATAATCTTCCAGCTTAAATCGTTCCCACTGATGATGACGCGCATGGGATACGGCGTATTTAAAGAGGCGAAAGATCACCAAAACTTTATGCCCCTGCTCTACTTTGCAGGTGCAGCGCCTGTCGCTGGTGCTGGCGTATCTGCTCTCAAGGACATTGCACAAGGACGTGGTGGTGAAGACAACCGCGACTTCCAAATACGTGATCGCAAGGCGGAGTTCCTCGAACACTTCGGGTTGGATGACGAAGAAGGCGCACAGTTGTACGCAGGTTGGTATCGTGATGGGCTGTTGCAGATGGGTGGCCTTGGCTTGATTGGCTCTCTGCTCTACGACACAGCCGAGCAGTTGGACAACGGTGCGTACGGTCAGAACCGTATTGCGCAACTTGTCGGCGGCCCAAGCGTCGGCGTGTTCCTCGACGCTGTAACAGTTGGTCAAGGCGCATCCGACTACGTCACAGGCTTCGTAACAGGCGACGACAAGAACGGTATGAAGCGTGCGATGTGGAGAGAGTTGGTGAGCCGCGTACCGATAGCGGGTCAGATCGGCGCATCACGAGAGGCAGCCGTAGACTTCTTGGCTGGAGAACGTGGGGATTAAATATCGAAGGGGCGAGCGTCCCGCTCTTCTGGCGGCACCTCCCCCAACTTATCCCACTCGTCCAATCTTCTACTGAGCTCCGAGATCATGTGCGTAGGAAGATCGTTGTGTCCAGCTATCTTCCTAAGAAGCGCACGTATCTCTTTCGCTCTTCTTGGCGTGGTGTTCATCATTGGCCCGCTCCTCGTTCAAGGCTTCCCACCCCGCTCCGATATAGCCAGCGATGTCGCGCCAGCTATCAATCTTCTGCGGCGACGTGGTCATGCGGCAAAGTTTGACCGCAATCATTATCATGGTAACATCTTTGGTTGAAAGTTGCGTCCCATGCTTCAGCTTTGGCTTTAGCAGGACAGATGCTACGGCAGCGATGTCAGAAAAGTTATCGTACGGCTCGCCGTACTCTTTGTTGCGGTCGCCATTTATAAGCTCGATTGCTTGTGAAAGCGGAATGTCTCTTACTTTTCCCATGCCCGTCTCCCTACCGAGTAGAACCCACGTTTACGCAGTTCGACCTCGATGTCCGTGTGCTTACATTTCAGTTCAACAAGGCGCTCACGCTCATGTCGCAATTTCGTTTTCGCTCGATGGGCGTCGTCTCCGTCCTTGTCATCAAGGTCGATAAGGCGCTCCAAAACACTGTCGATCTCAGCTTCCTTTCGGATGATGTCTTTTTCCACTTCGCTGACCTGATCGAATAATTCATCCAAGATTTTACTCATACTGGCTCTGCCCTAAATTCCTGATACTTATCACAGGGGTGCGTTTCTTGTTTGTTTGTGAGCTTGCATGTGAAGCCACCATCCTTGTTCGCAAATGAGTGCGTACAAAAGTGACAAGCAGGGCTTACGCCTGCTGACAGGCTCCAACAGCTTTCCCGTTTGAAACACGATTTGCATCGCCAATCATCAGGATCAGCAGCGATCCGCCCTGCTTGCCCATCAAGCGCAGCCTGTATTCGTGTGTACATTGCGTCCCATTCTTCTTGATCGAACGGCACGATTTGAGCGTGATACTCAGAAGTATTTTTATTGTACGCAACGAACAGACTGTTCTCGATCCGAAACATCGCCATCATCATCTGCATCTGGCGATAATATTTTATGTGGGATTTGAAGACGCCGTGCTTCTTAAACTTATTCCAGTTGGTTCCGTTCATAGATTTGATTTCGAGAATGTGCTTGCCAGTCCCGTCTTCAAAATCACAGATACCATCAGCGTGACAGCTTATGTGCCCGTTCAGCCAGCGGCGCGAATGCTGCCGCCCACTGAAGTCGTCCTTCTCCCATACGCGCAAGTCGGCACGCTTCTTCAGATCGTAAACAACCCAGTCTTCGATCCTGTGACCTGCATAGAATATACGCTTCAGCTTCGGGTCAGGTTCCGTATCTGGAAACCCACGCAACGAGAGCGCAAGTTGGGCAATACATTCAGTGCCAGCCATGCTTGCGCCGATGTATTGCCTTGCCTCGCCCCGTTCTTCGCTTCTATATCCTTCGTCGATAGCTTCAAGCAGCCGTTCGACCTGCGCGTTTTCTTCCATTAAAACGGT